TAAATATTGTTCAGCCTTGATTTTAGGTAAGTTACCTACATCAATATAGAATATTCTTCTTTCTGGTGCACGAGCAATTCTGTATATTACAACAGCGTCCTCAATCATTCTTAATTGATTGACAGGTTTAATTGCTTTATGTAAATAAGATAAGACTTGATTCTGATTTTGATCTATTAATCCAGACGGACAAAATGATATTGCGTCTGGTGCTATTCTTAATCCACCTGCGTTTGATGTCGCAGTAGGATGTATTCCTTTTTCGTTGAAAATATAATACTCTTGGAATTTATTTTCAAAAGCAAAAGAAGACGGCATTCCATCAGTTCTTTGTTTTCTGACCTCTCTTATTTTTTTAATTTTACGAGGGTCAATATATCTTAATTCTGTTATACCTAACCTAGGACTATCTTTGTCAATAATTTTATGATAGTGTAATCTTCCATCTACATACCATCTTCTAAAAATATCGTGTCCTTTAATATCAAAGTTTAATAACTTTAATACCTCTACAAATGATTCTCTTATTTTTTTCTTAATTGAATCACTATATTCTATTTTACTTAAATCTAATTGTACAGATTGTTGATTTTCATTTGATACAATTGCCTCAGATATTATATCCTCAATTGCAAGATCACACTCGGGATGGAGTGATACTTCTCTATATCTTCTAATTAAATCTAATTCGTTACGAGCAGTAACATCAAACCCACCATAAGACGCAAAAAACCCACCAGCGGGGACGGTTTGTGTTCCGTCTTCCGCTTGTGGTGGTACTATATTTTGTCTCGGATCGGTTGATGGAGTATTACTCCGCTCTATCTTAAACCCAAACAGTTCAGCCATAATTTAGTTTCTCCTATTACTAATACTTATAATGGTATTAAGTAGTAGTATTTGTTTCAAAGTATTGATATCTATGTGTAGCAGTAAAACTCTCTACAGAGTTGTTATCACTATACGATAGAGCAATATCATCCAGAGTAGTTGGAAACATTCCTCTAAATGTGTATGATTTAATCACGTTACCGTTACGATCTAATTGGTCAACAAATGCGTCAACTTGGTAGTCAACTGGATTGACTAGACCTTCGTTATCTGACATATTATTGATACCGTTCAACCATCTTTCGTATCCATTTCTGATTAAGAAGTTTGTATCATTTAAGATAGTAGTAGTCCATGTAGCAAATGTTCTATCACCTGCAACATATAACTCCCTACCTCTAAATGGTATTGCAACTTCCGTCACAGTCATGCCTGGTAAAGATGTAGATGTAGTTAGGAAAGACATTGTTTCAGTCTCCCCACCTATAGCTGCAAATCCAGGGAAAGGCATTGTTACTCTAAATTGATTGGCACGAGCTCCACCGCCTCTTAACTTAGCTTTAAAGTCATTAATATTTGGCATGTGTTTATCCTCCTACCACTTCTTCAAATGCAACGCCTGATCTTGTCGCAACGAATTGTAGTTGTATAAAGTTGATTGATCTATTTGGTTTAACAAATATGTCAGCTCTAAACTCATTACTATCAATGACATTGGCAGTATTATTAGAAGAATCACAAACTACTCTAAAGTCTGTAACACCTCTTCTACCTTGTACATCTCTAAGGAATGGTTCAACTATGTTTCTAAATTGAGCTCTTGTAAACTCGTCATTAAATTCAAATAGTTGAAATTTAGAAGCTGTTGATATTGCTTTTTCCAAAGTAATAAACAATCTTCTTACGTTTATTCTATCAAATGCACTTGGCGTTGATAAACCAGTTTTATCACCAAACAATAAAGTACCTTGTCCTGGTAATGTTACAACTGGGTTTACTCTCGCTCTGTACAATTCATCTCTTTGTCCTTGAGTTGGATTGTAAGCAAGTTTAACTGCACCTCTAATTACTCCTCTGTTGAAACCAGCAGGTGAGAACCATGAGTCTGCGATTAAATCTGTTCTTGCAGCTAATCCAGCAACGTCTCCGTTTAAAGGAACATATCTGAATACGTCATTATATTTGTCGTAAGTGAATTTATAACCACTATCAAATACTACGTATGATGATGATCTAATACTATCAAAGAAACCTTTTACATTAGTTGTTTGAGTAGTACTATTTGTAACGTTAACTACATCCGATCTTTCAGGAGAAGCAAATACTATTGCGTCTTTTCTGTTTTCAGCGATTGTAATTAAGTTATCAACGTGTGTAGCATTACCTTTACCAGAGATGATTAAATTAACATCTACAGTATCAGCGTCATTGTATTTTTCATATGCAGTTTTTAACTCGGCAGTACTTACAGCAGAACCATCTGCACCAGTTACAAGTGATCTTGCGAAGGGTGCTGATAAAGCAGTAAAAGTTACTCCATTACTTGCACTACCCCAATTTGATCCTGTAGCAACATGATCCATCCAATAAATGTATTCTGATTGATTGTAGATTACATCTGGATAGTAGTTAGTATCTCCTTGTGGTGTTTTAGCGTCAGAGGCTTTTGATACTGAATCAAATACTTCTAATACTTCATTAGCAGTACCTGTGATACCACCATCTTCATCTATAACAATGATGTGTAATTCATCATTTGACCCACTTCTTGTAGAAGCATAAGTTGAAGTTCCTGGCGCTGTATCTACTAGATCGTAGTATTGCCATCTTCTTCTTACTGCTGATCCGTTTGCAACAGCTGTGTGTAGTCCGCCTGTGCCTGAAGGATGTCTTACGAAAGTTAAAGTGTGTGTATTAACAGCTGTAACTCTATATTCGTGTCCACCAGACTCAGCAAAGTTTACAATATCGCCTACAGAAAAATCAGTTCCTGCTGTTAATACGATAGTTGTATCTCCGACTGCTGTTGAAGCGTCATTTGTTGTTGTTTTTGCAGCTTCTTCATATGCCGTTGCACTCGGACATACTGAAACTTTTAAATTATTACCCCATGCGCCTGCTGTTCTTGCAGCCCACTCGCCAACGTTAGCAGAACCGTTATTGTAAGGTCCTGTTGTACCGTCACCGTTAGAGTAATGATCTGTGTTCTTTATTCTTAATGCTGTTCCAGACGTAACAGCGTTTACACTTCCCGTGTTTGCAGCTCGTACTACTCTTAAACTTGATGAGTATTGCAAGAAACTTGCAGCACTAAACCAAAATTCAAAGTTTGTAGAGTCGGGTTTACCAAACGTTTCAACTAATTCTTTTTCAGACGCAATAGACGTTACTTCATCTATAGGCCCTTGATTGAATTGTCCTGCAACAGCACCGATCGTAGTTGCTACTGCTGGAATTACGTTTGTTAGATCCCTCTCTTGTACGAGAACACCTGGTGAAACTTGAAATGCCATATATTTGTTCTCCTCTTATTAGCTAATAGGTATCATTAATCTCGTTTATATTTATAAAATGTCACCTTTTCGTACGGTTACAGGAGTCCATACCTCTCCAGAATCGTCCTGATAACTGTCATCTTCTAAACCATCGTTCAAAAATCCGAAGGGTGCCATGTCTTGTTCTATTGCGTTTTGTTGTTCTTCATACATTCTAGCACGTACATCTTGGTCTGTCATCTCTTTAAAATACCTTTGATTTGTTATCCATGCAAATATAACGCAACACATAACTAAATCGTCATTAGAACCTTCTTCAGCTTGCCAACCACTACCTCGTCTTACAAATGTTGATAACTCTTGTATAGTATGAAAATCATTTATTAGTATTTTGTCACCTTCAAGTAAACTTTTTAAATTAGAACAACCTATACGTTTTACTTGTTTAGTCATACGAACACCTAATTGTGTACCTCTTTTAGAAAATCCACCACCTAATATCTGACCTGCTCTACCTTTCATCATACACATTAATAAGTTTGTATATTCTAATTCAAACTGTAAAGCGTCTGCTATTTGATGACCTAAATCATTTACCTCAATACATATATTAGCGTTGTTATATTGTCTAGCAACTTTTTCAATTGTATGAGGAAACAATATAGGTTTAATTTCGTTATCTCTAAATTTTGCAACCATTTTATAAGGCATTTCTGATATATCAAATATAACAAATGCTGAATAATCTCTTACAGTACCACGTGCTACGTCAACTGTCATAAGATAATCTTTTCCTTTTTCTGGTCTATGATACATATCTAAACCTGCGTTAGATACTATTGGTTTATTGTGTGATAACATTCTAATTTTAGATGGGTTAATCAACGTGTCAACTGATCCTACAAACTCACATTCAAACTCTGTAGCAAATTGTGCTTCACTTGTATTTCTTATAGTTTCTTCTTTCCACTTGTCATCTCTACCTGGTACCTCTGACCAATGTACTTCAATAGGTACATAGTCATTTCTTTTATGTATTGAGTCATTCCATAACTTGTAAAACATATTCATACCATGTGGTGTAGATACAATCATAACTTTAGAAGATTTACCAGAAGATATTGTAGGATAAACTGAACTAAAAAATTGCTCAGATATGTTATTAGGTATAAAAGCAAACTCATCAAGGAATATTATATTAAATGAACCACCCCTAATTGCACTTGATGATGTTGCAGCTGCAAGTATCTTTGAGCCATTTTCTAATTCAAGTGATCCTTTATTCCAGTTTAATACACCTTGTTGTAACCATTTAGGTAAGTTTTCATATGCAAGTTGTAATCTACCTAATAAATCTCTGGCAGTAGATGATTTGTTTGCAAGTATGGCAACGTTTATATTATCGTTAAATATAACTTGATGTAATAGATATGCAATAATTGTAGTTGATTTACCAGACTGTCTAGGTAGTTTACAGATAGAAAATCTATTATTGTGAAAAGTATCTACCATCTTTTCTTGGAAAGGATACAAATTAAAAGGTACTAGACCTTCATCAATGTTTACAATTCTTGTATATTTTTTTATAAAATGTATAGGGTCAGCCATACATTTTGCAATTTCTCTTACTTGATCTTCGGTATATTGTTGTTGAAGATTTGCTTTGTAAAGATTTGGGTTACCTAGATATGCTTCAGTCATATTAATTCTCTAAAACCTTATTGTTTTTCCAACATATAACTTCTTCTAATTCTGGTTTAACATCTGGATATGATTGTTTCCAACCATCATCTGTATTTTCTAACCATTCTTTTCTAGTTACTTCAGCTATACCTGCACTCATCATAAGCACTGGCGCATAATTCATCCATGTAAAACCATAGTCTTGCCATCTTTTTATATCTCTATTAAAACATACATTGTAAGATATGTCTATGTTACTAGACAACAAATAGTTTGTTAAATTAGCTGCAAATATTCCTACCTCAACACTTATATGTTCTCTTAATTTTGTTATTTGATTTGGTATCATTTCATCAGCCACATGTTCTCCTCTTTTAATAGACTCTGTGTAAAAAGGATTTGCCTTTGTAACCAATCTAGGATAAAATACAAATAGATATGCTGATGATCTTATATGATTATAGTTAGGATTAGGATGTGATTTAGCATTTAAAGTGACGTTTGAAAAACCTTTTTCGTTATATTCTTTATCTGTTCTAATATGATTTTGATTACATAACTTCCATATATATTGTTTAGTTATTTTTCTATCAGGTCCATAAACATCAACATGATAAGCCATCATATTATTTTTAGATGGTTGAGTTTTCCACGCCTTATACAACGCTTCTTCTACCAATTCTTTAGCTGGTATTTTTACATCTGAATAAGTTACTATGTGTTTTCTATTGCTTTCTAATAATTCAAAATGTTTAGTCATACTTGTGCTCCTCAGGATTAAAACCATCTTTGAATGTTTTATCTTCCTCAGGAGTTACGTCTTTATTTTTATTCTTTAACATTTTATGTAATTCTGCTGAAGATCCTACGAATAAAGCTTGTTTAATATTTGTACTAGCTTTATTAGGTACATCTTTTAGTGTTTTAAGTTTACCTTGTAAGTCTTGTAATTTGTCAACTGTATCAGCAACTTGTTTAATTAAGTTACCTGCGACTTCATATGCTCTAGGGTGTTGACTTTCGTTTGCAATATCAAGTATACCTTGTATTGCGTCTTGTCCTCGTTCTATGAGATTGTAGTAATTTTCTCTACTATATTTGTAATCATTATCCACATCTTCTTTTTCCTTATCTTCTAATCTAGGAACTGGTGGAGTAAATTCTTTTTTGACTACAGCTTTAGTTAGTATTTTTTCGTTAGAAATACCAAGGGCTTCGTTTATTTTTTCGTCTATACTCATAATTATCCATCATAGTTTGTTATAGTAGTTGTAAATCCAAAATCATCATTAGCGTCAGCAGTAGTTGGATTAGGAACTACCACAATTCTTTCTTCTTTTGTTGCACTAGCACCTGTGTCATTATACATATCTGCCTGTGTTTCTTTAATAACTTTACTAGAATATATAGGGCCATATAGATAAGTTTTTGCTGTAAAGTTTAATGTGTAGTTTACTGCTCGTCTTTGGGTAAATGAACCATCATATGTATCCTGATAATCAACACTATTTAGAGTTATAGGTACATCTCTTTTTATGCCCATGGCTGGTATTGCATTTACTGTAACTGTATAGTCTGGTTGAAAATAGGGTAATATTTGTTCTATAATACATAGACCATCTTCAGCAGTTGCTGTAAATGAATATAAATTAAATGACAGATTGTATGGCACAGGATTATATTGATAATATTGTTTACCTGCGTCTGAAGTATTTACGTTTTTAAATTTACCTACTCTTTGTAATTTACGAGATGAGTCATAAGATAGTCCAGCAATTTCAAAACCCATACGAGGTAGTGACATCGCCATTTCTCTTTGATCTAAATTAGGTTGTTGTTCTAATCTTGTTAAAAACTTTTCTTTAGGCGAATATGATAAAGGTACTTTTAATCTTTGTACTGTACTACCACTACCATCTTTTCTTACAATAACAATGTTATTGAAGATTGTACCAAATGATACAACAATCTTTCTTAACGATTCGTGGTAAAATTGTTTTTCAAACATTATGTTCCGTCAACCTCTCCGAAAGGATTTCTTTCTGTAAAGTCTAGTATATCGTCCTCTGTACCAGCAGTATCAAAACCAGCGTCAGCATTGTACGTGGCATTGTCAGCGTAATCTCTTGTTTGTGTTGCAAGATTTATATCTACGTGTGTTTCTGCCAATAAGAAGTTTATAGTGTTTATTGTAGTATCAGAATTTTCTAACATAATACCACCACCATCTTCTAGTGTTAATTGATGTTGTAACTGATCTGTAGATAGTCTATCTTCAGCAATATCAATCTCTCCTCTACCTGTATCAATCTTCTCACTAGAATATTCAAATCTAGTTGTTTTTAATTTATATACTGGTAAATTTCCTAATTGAAAAAATGGTTCTTGGTCTTCTACAAATTGTATCTCAAAAAAACTATTCATTAAAGGTACATAAATTAAGTCACCTTCGTTAGGTCTTCCATCTACAATTTGTACTGCTTGATTATCTACTTGATTTTGCCATCTTCTTTTTGCGATAACAAATGTTGTATCTTCTCTTATTTCTAAACCAAATTTAGATACTAATTCTTGTTCGCCAGCAAAACCTTCAGTCGTTTCAATATACATTTCTAGCATATATGAAGCGTCAAATTTAGAAAGAGTATCTTCTCCTAAAACTAAATCTTTGTTGACTAGCGTTCTTGGTAAATAAAAACAGTCTTGTCCGTATATCTTCAGACCTTCTATGATTAAATTTTCATGTAATCTTTTTTCTGCTTCATTACCAATACCCTTGCCACCTTGAAAATAATGATTTACTGGCATGGTACTATCCTATCATGTAGGTTACAGGCGTTTCGTATGTGCCTCTTATTTCTTCTTCTAATTTTCTTATATCTTCTAATGACTCTGAATATATTTGTTGACCGTTAAGTGTAACACCACCTAACATTGCAACACCATTAAATTTAGATAAGTTAGCACCCCATTGTTTTTTAAGCAATGCTGTAACATATCTTTTTAAGTATATGTCATTATATACATCGGTCATAACAGTTGGGTCTAATTTTCTAAAACACTCAATTACAAGATACTCACCAACAGTTATATCTGTTTTCCAGTCCATATCTATAAAGAGTTTATTATTGTATTGGTTAAATCTAATAGGTTTTTCACCTACTAATATATGATCTAACATATCTAAATTTCTTAATACCATATCATAATGAATAACTGAAGTAGATGAAAAATCATATAGATCATTTAATCTCAATTGGTATCTAACATCAAACATATTCTGATTACCTCTATTTGAAAGAGGAAATATTCTAGTTACTGCCAATACAGCCTCTGGCACAACTATAAAATTATTTTGTTCAGACCATGCAGTAGTAACTGAATTTTTAGTAACAGTTGAAGCAGTATCACCTGAAGGTGATTTAATTCTATCTACGTCTGCTTGAGTTACTTTATATTTAAGGTATGTTCTTTCAACGCCATCATAGTGATATTGAGCAAAGTATTGTAACGCTTCGTCTAATCTATCTTCAGCCTGATCGTCATCTACATTGATTTCAATAACAGGTTTACCTAGTGTTCTTAAAGCGTACTGTTTTAACTGTTCTCTTGTTGCTGGGTTGGCCATATTAATCCTTTATTACTATTTATACGATTTTTAACTGTTACCAAGACGCAATTATGGTGCGTGTAAAAATCAGTTTAGATTTAGATTAGATGTTAACTTGTAGAGCCAACGATTGTTTTAACAGTAGATCCACCAGAGTCTAGTATCAATAATGTTACAGCACCAGCAAAGTGTGATGATGTAATACCTGAAATCGTATTGTTTCCAGCCACAATTGTTTTGTTCGTTAAAGTCTGTGAAGCAGTCAGTAACGCAATAGCACTTGTGTTTGATAAATCAGTTGAAGCGATAGATATGTTTCCAGTACCATCAAATGACTGACCAGCGATTGTTCTAGCGTTTGCAAGAGCAGTTGCTGTAGAAGCATTTCCTGTCAAAGCACCTTCAACGTTTGCGACTAAAGTACCTGTAGTAATTGATAAATTACCTGTTGCGTCATTTGTAGCAGTTGTAGTACCAACTACGAACTTATCAGCACTTTCATCCCAAGCCATAATAGCATTGTCACCAGTACTTCCTCTTTCAATTAGAATACCAGAGTCATTTGCATTTGAACCAGCACCAGAGTTTAACTCTAGTAGGTTATCTGAAATGGTTGTGTTTGTTGTTGCGACT